AGTATTTCACTTCTTTGTAGGGCATCCAAGTTGATTCCATGTAATATGGAAACCACAACCCAGATGAATCAGTGCCATTTGTTAATGTAAGGGTAGCACAATCAGTAGTGCTTGCAGTAGTCCAGTTTATGTTTCCGCTACTCGCACCATCAAAACTTATGTTACTCATAATCTCGGCCCCAATTCCAGTCTTGGCTTTGATTACTTCTTCTATAATTTGTTGGCACAAATGGATTTCCACTTCCTCTGACATCTCTCATCATAGAATCATAAATTGGATTATCCATTGGCGGAGAACCCATGACTTGATCATTAAACACAGGACCACCACCAATATCAGCAGTTGGAAGATATGTTCCATCTGCTGTTTGGTTTGGATAAACAATTCCACCGCCTTCTTCTCCTCCTCTATTTAGTGTTGAATTACTTGTTGCAGTATTAAGTGCAAGTTGTCCGTGAGGATCATTATACACGTTATCAATTGTAATTATGTAATCTTCGTCTATTGGAAGTCCTGCCTGCTCAAATAGCTTGAGAATTTGTTTTGGATCTTTTGGTATTGGTGATTGCAGATACAACTCGATTAATTTTATCATGTCTGATACTGCAACGTCTTTTTTCTCTACCTGTCCAAAGTTCAAATCAAAGCGAGCAAGATGCCAAGGAACTGGAATCATTCCACCATAATAATTTTTATCATAAAATGGATTTGCATCATACCAAGGCTTGAATAATAATTCGTTTAGTTGCTCTCTAACTGAAATTGGAAATGCAGTTAGTCCCAACTCATCTAAAAGAGCTGCACGTTCTGCGTTTGCATATGTATGAGTTGATACTCCAGCTTGTTTCCCTCTAAAGTCATTGAGTGCCTTGAATAGTGGACCTTGTGTAATGTCTGCGAATTGCTCAGGGTTGAAATTGCGAGACTGTGATCCTAGTTCTTTTACTTCAACGTTAGTACCAGCAATAATGTCTTGTCCCACTTGAGCATTCTCAATGCTTCTTTGCAATGATGCTCTTTGATCAGCTGATGCGCCATCTGCAATCCAAACATTTCTTGTCAAGTAACGTTGCTCGGCCATTTGCATGTTAAATTGTGTGGCGTATTTTCGCTCAATCATTGATGGTAGTTGTATGTCAACTGAATCCTCACCATTTAATGGCATTGTAAATTCACGAGTTGATGTAACTGATACACCAAAGCCCGTACCAAACACTGATGCGTTAACTGGATTCCATTTGAAATGCATTACCTCACCTACGTTGTGATATCCTTGATATTCGGCTCCTCGGAACTCTAATTTGTACGGAACTCTTTGCCTATCCCACCAGATTCGTACAAACGATGAAATTGGGATATGCATAAGATCAGAAAATCTTTTTACGTTTCTAATTCCCATTCTAGGTTTCCAAACAGAGTTTCCGTACCAAAGTAATTCTTTTACAAGTTCTGTATCAAATGTATCAAAGCGAAGATTTGCAGTAAAGTCCTCCATGTATTCTATGAAACTCTCAGAATCTCCTTTGATGTAGTGTTGTCCTCCCGTAACTTTGGATGCCAAGTCATTGATTGCAAGTTGTACGTCTTCGTCTAGCTGTAATGAAACTGCTTGTGTTCTAAATGAAACTTCAGGGACATCAAATGTACGACTCGTATACCCCTCGCGAGAATAAGCTCCTATTGTAGTAATTTCTGGACCCCATACTGGTTGGGAAAGACCTGGCACCATTTCAGATAACAATGAACTGTTCATTGTATTTTTGACCAAGTTTATGTTCAGCGATTTTGTTGAACGCATACGTGCATTTTGTTCAGTGGAAAGAAGTGTTGCTAAACCATTTCTTAGTCTGGTACCAAATCCCATTAAAAAAAAGCTGTTTTATGCCATTAAGGTATTTTCATTATGGTTTGCCAAAGTTAAAGGGAGTTTGAGCAGTCAAAACAGCAGCAGCACTAGAATATGTTTCAACTCTGTTATTATAGGTATTTGCTGCAAGAACATAAGCTACTGTATCTGAAAAAGCAGCTACAGATTCAGGCCAGTAAAGTTGACCATCACCAGTTCCAGCAGTTGTTCCTGTAGTTACTGCAATGGTTTCATTATTCATTGTTTTTAGGGCATTGTTTCTTGTATCTCCAAATACGGTATTAGTAGTACCAGAAAGACGGCCTTCTCCACTTCCTGGATAAAACAAATTAACATTATTAGCAACGGGTCCTGGTGTTCCGTATTGATTTTGAAAAGCACCAGCTACATTATAACTGCTAATTCTACTTCTCAGTGAATCACCTATATTAAATTCAACAGCTGTTTCATCAAATACTACGCCATGAGGTCGAACAAAGCTCAGACCAGTAGTAACTGAAGGATCAGTTAAAACTACTGGATTGTTTGGAGAACCAGCATTTACATCATATTTTAGAACTCTAATATTTAGTTCATCTGCAATAACCAAAGTAGTGCCAGTACTTGTATTTATTGCAATTCCTGCTGGGCGATAAAAGTTCGCAGTACCAAAACCACTTGTTCCAAATGAAGAAACAAATGCGCCAGTACTAGAATTAATTACACGTACTCTATCATGAAAAGTATCAGTTACATATAATCTGCTATTTGTTGAATCAAAAGCAATTCCTGTTGGACGATAAAAATTGCCATCAGTTGGACCACCATCACCAATAGGACCACCTGTACCAGCTGTGCCATCAGTAGGATTTTTGTCGCCCCATGTAGTATCAAGTGTAAATGTATATGATGGTTGAGTATAAGTCCACTTTGAAACTCTGTGATTAAATTGTTCTACAACAAATACAATGCCAGCACCACCAAAAGCAACATCAGATGGTCTATACATTTTTCCAGCATCTAGAACCATGCTGATTGGGTATTTTCACAATTAAAGGTATTTTCAATTTAAAAAAATTAATTGATAGGCATTTCTTCTATTCCAAAAGGGGTTTTGCTGTACGGGTTATCTTTTACTTTACGGACTCCATGATTCTTTTTGTCGGTATAGAAATCAGGATGAAGCTTTCTTGCACAAGAATGACAAAGTTGCCACTTCTCCCAGTTGTCTCTTTTCTGTGTAGATCGGGAACGGTGATAACATCCAGTACCATACCGATGACCTAGACAGGTTGCCAAATATTTCTCTCCATGAAACTATTACCAATTTTTTGAAAAGATTATACCATAAATACATGACCTTTAAGAAATAATTAATGAAATAAGACAATTTCATCTATTTTGCCACAGTATTAGGATTCCTAGTTGGTAACAGGTATTATAATGACAATAATGATTCGTTAATACCTTTATTTGAAAAAAATTCTGTTAGCTGTTGGATTCAACACAACCAGATAAGCTTGAAACAGAAAAGATGTACGAGGGAGTAATTCAAATCTTTGAGAGACTGCACAAGCGATTCGTTAATTTTGAAAAAGACAATGACAATTCACCAACTACACTTGATTATTTATCAAAACTTTCAGGATCAGTTGGCTACATGGCACAGGTTCATTCTGGACTTGCCAAAGCATACCAACATGAAAAGAGACTTGCAGACATTGAAAAGAAGATAGCAAAGATTCCACCCGAAGTTCTCAAGGACTATATCAAGTCAGGTAGGTAAACTTGGTACATACATTTGAACGGAAGCTCGAAGAGTTAGAAAAGCAGGTAGCAACAACTAAAAAAAAATCAACAAACATTCAGCTTCCAACTGACAATCTGGAATGGATTAAAGTGGCTCGCCCCTATGTAGGTAACGTAAAGCGAACCTTTGAGTGGGAGCCATTTTGGGTTGATGTGTATTCGGACAAATCTCCAAACATTGTTGTAGTTAATGGAAGACAGACTTTCAAGAGCACATTTGGAACTGACATTATTGGTTGCTATGCAACAAGTCATGACAACGTAGAAGTTACATATATTGTAGATAGAGAAGACAGGGTTTCTGCTTGGTCAAAGCAGAGATTTAGAAAAGACACAATGTTGCGAAACGAGCTTCTTTCACCCTTTTTGATGCACGGCAGGGCAAACGTTGGGGAAATCAACCTTACAAACAACTCTGTAATCTATGTCAGGACAGATGAAAATGAGTACAACAATGTCCAAGGAATGACAAATAGTCTGATGATATATGACGAGTGTCAGTATCAGGAGTTGCAGTTTCGAGCTGCCGCACTTTACTCCATGACAATGACTAAAGGACAGTGTTACTATTTGGGGATTGGTGGTGAAGCTGGTTCTGAATGGTACAAGCTCTGGAAAAAGTCAGACCAAAGAGAGTGGAAGTTTAGCGATAAATATTGGAGAGAGAAACTAAAGTTTGATTCGGATGGCTATCTGTGCAACGAGCATCCAGAAAATATTATGGCAGGAAAATGGGTTGCCCAATATCCAGAGAACAGAGAATACAGAGGCTACCACATGCCTCAATCCATTTTCGCAAGGATTCCGCTTACTATTGATGATGCGGTTAATCTTTACAAGACAAGACCCGAAAACTCTATCGAGTTCCAAGAAAAATACAATCCAACATCAATTGTTCAAGCCCACGTTTACGGCAACTTCTTCAAAGCAATGCGCAGACCAATCACGCCAGAAATGGTCGAGGCATGTTATGATTATACCAAAACGTTACTGTCACCAAAAGAGATAGCAGAAATAAAACAACAATACAAAAATGAGATTCTAATATTTTTAGGAATTGACTGGGGTTCAGGTCCAGCTGCATCTAAAACTGTCGGCACTGTAATTATTTACTGGAAAAAGACAAACCGCTACCAGATTGCATGGATTGACTCTAGACCACAAGAACATGAGTATGATCAGGCAGCATACTTTGTAAAACTGTACAATCAATATTGCTGTGATTTTTGTGTAGCTGATCTTGGTTACGGCAAAGACAAGGTTACTCTGATGCAACAAGGAGGATACACTTCGTTTGGAGAAAAGGTAAATGGTCTAGGACGTGGACGGATAAAGGGTTGCTGGACTTCTGGTACCATTACAGAGGAAACAATGCGACACAAAAACCAAGACGTAATTGATGCGCCAACAGTAGGTGAGAAAAAAGAATACTATTCAGTTGACAAGACTCAGGTGATTCAGAACTTTATTGACTTTGTTGGCAGTACGGTTCCAGACGAGAATGGCAAGCCAGTATCACAGTTAATCATACCAATGAAAAAGGACTGGGAATGTGACTTTTTAGTTGATGACTTTTGTGACATTACAAGAAAAGACTTGGATAGAACCAACACAGAAATTTCTAAAGACGACCCAAGGCAAAAGGCAAAAAAAGAGTTCAACCATCCAAAGGACTCTGTAATGAGTATCATATACTGCATGATCGGAAAATCAAAGTACGATCCACAGGGATTTGAGATATCAAAAATCCGAGTTAACAAAAGATTTCGATATAGCTAGCTAAAAAAAGATATGTTCATAATGATTGAATCTCGTCTTAAGTATGCATTTTTTAATTGGCCTATTGTGAGTGAGCAAAAAAGTGTCTACATGCCACCAGAAGCAAAAATCACAAACCTAAAAAATTTTGATTTAATAAAAATTGAGGAAACGTTTCAGTATGCCAGTTTTGAGAGAAGAATATCCAAACACAAGGTTCACACGATAGCTCAAGCAATGATGGATAACAAATTTACTGATAATGTCCTCAGAGTAGTTACTGGTAATAATTCTGTAAAGTTTGAGGTATTAGACGGACAGCACAGAATTGAAGGATTAAGATATGCAAGAGATGAGTTTGGACTGCAAACCTATGATCTTATCATTTTTTGTTATCTTGGAGGGAATAGACGAGAGATATATCGTAGACTGAACTTGGGTAAACCACTCACACTAGCTGATCATCTAAAAGGAATTGATGATGGTAAAAATAATTTCTTTAATTCTCTAAGAGAAGAGTGTGACCATTATCGAACAGCTGGCAAAATGGCATACCAAAATGTAATCAACTGTCTGCATTATGCAAAATCAACATCAATTAGGGCAATAAGGCCACTAGCCATTGATGACTTTATCTCAGCTACTACACATCAAGACATTGCAATAGTAAAAAGATTCCTTCCAATTTTAAAACAAGTTGCAACAAATCCTGATTCGTTATTTTATCACTATACTTTATTGAGGAATTATTTTCGCATCTTTTATGAAAACAAATTATCATCTGATGACATGATAAAGTTGGGTGATGTCTTAAAGAGAGCACCAAAGATTAGAGAACTAGCTGAAAAACGAGATACTTTTGCAATGAGGGGAATTTATCACTATATCATAGATATTGCAGCACCAAAAGTAAATCTGCAACTATCTAAAGGAGATGTGAGAAAATAGCATCTAAAAGAAAGGCTATAGTAAAAAAACCTAAACCAAAAAAACAGTCAAAGAGAAAAGCCGTAAGTAGAAAGGTCGCTCCCAAGGCAATTAAGAGAATAGCAAACGAAAAATCAACAAGGAGAAAAAGTTCCTCACAAAGAAAAAGAGGAATTGAACCGTCTAGCCGTTCAAAAACCACCGTACACACCACCATAAAGATACGAGGTAAAAAAACAACTACAAAACAAAAAACTAAAGCTCCTGCATATATCCAACCAAAAAGTGCTATCACAAGAAAAGACGTACCAATACCATTCCCAGACTCTGATAAAATACCTCATTATTTGTTACGCAATCTAGTAGACATTTACTATGACTTTCAGGGACAGAGAATTCAGACTCAGCTTAGAATCGGAGCATCAGAGCGAGCAAATACATTGAGTGAGGAGGATCTGTCAATCTTTGGAATTACAACAATTATGGAAAACGCCAAGAACTTTGAGTTAGACATTGAGAAGCTTATCAAAAAACAACTTTTGAATCATGCTCTATACACACAATACTTTTCAAAGATTCAAGGAATTGGTCCACTACTCTCAGCAGGTCTTATATCTTACATTGATGATATAGAAAAGTTCAAGCATGTCTCATCACTTTGGCAGTATTCTGGATACGGCATGAACAGATATTGTCCTAAATGCAAAAAGCCAACATATGTAGAAGTAGAATACAAGACAGGTAAGATAGCAAAAAAACTACATCCCCTTGAGACTTGTCCAGAGTGCGGTGATACCACACAGCCAATTCTTCAGAAAAGAACTTCAGGATACCAGTCTAACTGGAATGACAGACTCAAAGTTTTGGGATGGAAGGCTGCCACATCATTTGTAAAACAGCCAGCAAGCAGATCAAAGTACAGAAAGCTTTATGATCAGATTAAAAAAGCTGAACGCAGAAAACATCCAGTAAAAAAGATAGTAAATGGCAAGACTATGTTTAATGACGGTCACATTAACAATCGAGCCCTGAGAAAGGTATCCAAAATATTTTTTGCCCATGTATGGCAGACATGGAGAAGACAGCAAGGATTGGAAGCTACAGAGCCATATGCAAAACAACTTTTAGGTCATAGCGTAGTAGAAGCGTTTACTGACAAGTGAGGTGATGTCAAAAAACATTTGCAATCCAAGGATTAGTTTCGAGACAATGTGGACATGCAACCCAGCAAGATACTTCGAGTCACCAGATTAATGAAAACCACAATCTCACACGAGTCAAGTTTGACATGAAGCCCAATTTGCGGTTACGAGTCATTTAATTTGTGAAGCCAATCGTATAGCTACGAGTCTTAGAGATTTTGAAAACCATTTGGTTCATACGAGTCAAATTCCCATAGAAAACCAATCAATACAGACGAGTCAGGGGGATTTTGAAATCCAATAAAAATGGTACGAATCAAGAGTCGGTAGGAACCCAAGATAAAGAAATGAGTCAGCATACTTTTGAAAAACATATAGGGCAAACGAATCATTGAATCGTTGAAAACCATTTAGAAAGTATGAGACAACCGCAAATTGCAACCCACTGAACCCATTCGAGTCGTATAGACTGAAAAGCAATAAAGTGGTACGAGTCAAGTGCTCTATGAAATCCAAACATCCCTTTCGAGTATCTCATCGGTGAAACTCAATCAAATCTTACGAGTCACGAAACGTTTGAAACCCACAGTACGATAACGAGTCAAGTTCAACATCGAAATGTTACGAGTCATGTTTCCTATGAAAACCAAACATATCTTACGAGACAGTTCGTAATTGACACCCATATACAAGATTCGAGTCATAAAAATACTGAAACCTATAACCATCGTACGAGACATTGAATGGTTGAAACCCACATGCAAGGTTCGAGTCACACAAAGCTTGTAAACAAATTGTCAATACGAGTCAACTAACTCGAGAAACCCAAAATGTAATTACGAGTCACCCGATAAATGAAACCCACTTGAACCATACGAGTCCTTCAATGCAATGTGTGAAACCCAACAATGAGTTACGAGTCAGTTTAATTTTGAAACCCATACTGAGTTTACGAGTCAAAAATATCGTGAAACCTACTGAATAGTTACGATTTAAACAAATCACTATTTTC